CAATTTGCCCCTACGCCTGTTCCATTGTAATACTTCTTAATACGGGAGGCCGCATTGGTAAAGATGCCGAACACAAGACTTTCTGCCTCAGGGTCAACCTCTTCGGTCTTGGGATAGGTGGTGACCAGACCTACCTCAACGGGCGAGAAGAGGAATAGCCTGTCAGCGCTCTCTCGTATCTCATCCGTATCCACTGCCTTCAGACCGCGGACTATGACCTCCTTAATGGCAGCCTTCCATCTTTGGGGCAAAGCCGGGAACACAGATTCGTTGAGATATTTGCGCAGATCACAGCCGTCCCATCCCACAGAGAGATCTGTTATGCTATGGAACTGACGGTTCGTATTCATGAGGCCCTTCATGCCGAAAACAACATGTGCAAAATCATTGCTTCCGTCTGTCAGACGGTAATGACGGAAGCCGTAAACCTGCAACACGATCTCCGTATCCGTAAAGACCCCGTTTTTGGTACAGAGCTTGATCTCATCTCCTATAGAGAAATATTCCTTTGCCTTACCGGCTTGGATGATGCCGTAGAACTCGTCCAGAGTGTAACCGCTTTGATCGGTGGGATCATCGGAATAGAGGTAGTCAAAGTCCATGGCTACCGCCGTAGGTAGCCGCGGTGATAGGTAAGTGGCATAAATGTCCATATCCTCTGTCACCGAGGCAAGCTCCTCATCGGATCTATCCCAACCGATCCACAGTTCTCCCTCTGTCTTGGGGATCAAGTCCTCCCCTCTATATGCCACCGCATCATAGACCTCCACCACATCCGTCTGTAGGAGTGATGTGCTTTCAAACCATCGGACGGTGTACTTCCGCACTGTGGAAGCATAGACCGCTGTGAGAATTCGATTCTCTCTAACATTGTCCAAGGATCCGTCCCAACCACCGAAGTGGAAGACTGACGCCTCCGTAGGTGCCTTCTCCGGTATAGGGATCCATCCCATAGCTACAGGATCCGAGGCATAGCCACCCTGACGGACGACCTGACTATAGAGAACCGTTCCGTCGTAATTCTTAAATTCCACGGTGAACGCAGGGACGAGCTCTCCGTAGGTCAGCTCCAAATTAGGGAAGGTGCTGTGGAGAATGTCCAGCTCCTCCCGGCAGATGGCAGGCACATGGGCAAATCCCGTAAGTACAAAGCGGTCTGTAGCTCTCCCCTCTTCATCGTAGCCTGCGAGATCCGCAAGGCGAAGTAGAAGGTCTGCATCAGCATTCTGCCAATCCACATCTGTGATCCTGCCTCGTTGCAGGGCAACAGCTCCACGGCACAGAGACAGGCTGTCCACTGTGGGACTGTCCTCTAATCGGAGATTCCGCAGCTCACGGGGGTCTAAAGACAGCCGATCCAGCTTCTTCTGTCCCCGAAGGACCAGGGTTCCTACAGGAGGCAGGTCCAGGATCTCTACAGGAGCATTGGGTGCAAGGATCACACCTGTAATCCCGGAGCCGGAAGCAAGGATCTCCTTGAGACCGTCAAATTGGCTCAGGTCTAAGGTCCCTGTCAGATTCGTCAAACCTCTCAGATCCATTGTCTCCAGGCCCCTAATGGTGCCGAAGCTGAGTTGCGTCAGATCTCGGTTCTCATAGCCCGCTGTTCCGCTTCCCAGAGGCAGGTTCCGTAGCTTCACCGCAGAATTCAGCTCGATCTGATCCGCCATGAGACCGCTCAGATCTCCCAGGGTAGAAATACTCCCGGCGGAATAGAGATAGGTCTCCAAGTCGTTGGCTGTGTCTGCCTGGCAAGGGATGAGAACAGGCTCTCCTCGTTTGCCACGGACCTTGACAGAGCCGGCATTACCGAACTTTACATGGGCGTAAGCATCGGAATACAGTGTCACAGATAGGTCACTGACAGCATTGGCTCTGAGGGACAGGGAGTCGGACAGGGCAAAGGGGCTGTCGTACTTGGAGCTCATATAGGGCTGTCTGTAGCGGTAGAAGGCGGCCCGTTGCAGGGTCTTGTTGCCCTGGGCCATTTCCAAGTATCGCTTTTCCCCTGCGTTGATATAGGGCATGAAGTACTTGGCCCACATATCCTCGGCAACTAAGATCTCCGGCCGCGCACTCTGATAGGCGCGGAAGGTCTCTAAGATCCGATCCCTGTCCCAAACCTTCCCGGATTCCAGACTGTGATACATGGTTTTGAGCTCCTGGGAGAACAGATCGCGGAGATTGGACCACAGGACCGAATCCGAGGCATTGTAGACCATCTGCGCCCCTACGCTGTCTGTGTCCTCCATGCCGTAGGTGAAGCTGAGACCGCCGGAATTGTCCGTACCTGCGGCGGTGTCGTTGTCGTAGTCCTTGTTGAAGTTCCACAGATACTTCCCTGCCTTCTTGTCCCACTCGTAGGACAGGAAAGTATTCTTGGCTCTGTTGTCCACCATGAGATGGTACTCCGTAAAGAGATAGTGGAACAGGAGGGAGTCTACAGCAAAATACTCTGCCAGCTCCGCCTTGAACTTGGCTTCGCGGTAATCTGCCGAGTCTGTGTTGAAGGTTCGACTCCCGTACTGCACAGGCCTGGGAAGGGTCTGCCCCGTTGCTTGCTTGGGATCAGTGGAAACCACCCATGTAAGGAGAGCTTGGAAGGTATCCTTCATCTCCTGTGTAGGGCTCTTGGGGAAGCGGAATTCGAAGTTGGAGGTCCCTTCCTTCCCGTCCCATGTCTCCGTAGTAAGATCATCGGACTTGAAACGGCAGGGAGCATTGTTGTTATTCAGGATCTCGATACAGCACTGCTTGGGATAGGTGCTGTTGTCCTGACCGAAGACGGCAAAGTTCTTCTTGCTGTTATTCATATCCCCACAGCCGTAGAGCATAGTCTCTCCCGGCAGGAGAGAACGGGCGCCCACAGTCATGGTCTTGCTCCCGGTGTTGGTGAGGAAGACGGCGCAGGGATGACCCTCTACGGTGTCACGGATGGCAGAGTTCTCCTCACGGGGCATGGGTCTGTAGGGGTTGAAGCGATTGTACTCCTCTGCCAAGCATACATTGTTGGCATTCTCCGAGGATGCCACATTGAGCTTGATGTTGAAGTAATTCACGGGGATGGAGCCCTCTGCCATGGAAAAGGCGGTAAGGGTCTGTCCCTCGTCGTCTGTCCATTTCGCCTTGGAAAAGTCCAGGTCCAGGTTCAGCGCCGCAAGACCGTATTCTAAGGAGGATGTACCCTGAGCCTTCATCACAACCCCGGTCGCCGTAAAACCGTTCCCGTTCTTATGATCTAAGTCAACAGAGCATTGGACCTCATGAGATTTCCCTGTGGTCATATCCGAAGCAGAGATATGGAGGATCCGCAGATCCGGATTGTTGTCACGGAGCTTAGATAAGCTCAATGCTCCGTTGGTAGCATAAATATCGTTCCGCTCATAACGGTCCAGCATGGCCTCTGTGGTCCCTGCATCTGCAATGTAGTTGGCAAGAATGTCCTGACGGGTGAGAGAATTCCCATAGAGTCGCAGACCGTAGAGCCACACATCGCAATCCTCGGAGCCGATGACCACAGGCTGAGGGGTCCCCTGCGCCCAGGAATCCGTAGAAGGATAAGCAAAGACCCCGGAAGGGATGCCTCCGACCCACACCGTTGCCAGGCGGTTCTCCTTAGAGGATTCAATGTTCAGATCCAGCTCTAACTTCTCCTCCTCGCAATAGGGGATCCGCAAGCTCTGAGATTCAGAGGAGAGAATCCCCTCTTGTGCCTTTAGGATCAGGCCTACGGGGGCATGGAAGCAGGACAGGAATTGGGCCTCGTAGTCACGGCAGTTCTTTACCTTCAGGATCAGCTTGATCTCCTTGCCGGAGGCGGTGGCATCTCCTTGGAAAAAGCTGCGATCTAAAGTCACAGAGGAGCCACGCTTAATGACTAAGGCAGTAACACCCTCCTCATCCTGTCGGAAGCCTCCGTTGACCCAATCGAAGCCCTCAGAGTATAGGAAAGGATGGTTCTCTCCATTGCCATCTGTGTAGCCGAAGGATTCACGGTTGCTCTCTGTGTTGGAATGGCCCCCGGGATTGCATTCCATCAGGAGGCCTGCGGTCACGGGAGCAATATCATAACCCAAGGCGGTAACGGTCACAGGGAGCTCTGCATAGGTCTCCGTGCCGTTTACTGCGATCTTCAAGGTGGTCTGCCCCTCCCCTGTGGGACGGTATGCCCAATTCTGCATCCCTCGGCCAACGGTGTGTGTGCGGACTTCGGTCCCATTGTCATACAGGGTAATCCCAGCATTCTCCGTCAGGGGATCGTAAACCAGGTACGGAACAGACACCGTGGCATACTGCGGCACCTCTACAACGGTATGGTAGAAGGCAACAACGGGAGCATTCTGCCCCTCCTCGTACCAAATACCCACATGAGTCAGTGGTTCCGTGGTAACCGTCTCACCCTCAGATACCAGCTCTAAGGTGGCGGTGATCCTATGTGCTCCGTGAGACAGGGCAGGTATGTCCACGGTCACAGTCCGTCCCGTAGAGGCAAGGGTCTGAGCAAAGTGCTCTTCCCCGTCAATATAGACGCGGAGGGTCTTGTCTCCCATGCCCGTGGGGATCAGGCGGATGGACATGGGAGCGGACGAATGGCTGTCCATCTCCGACAGATCCCAGCTCAGACCGAAGGAGATCACCGTCACCGTCCAAATACGACTCCGTACCGTGCCGTAAGCATCCTCCATGGTCAGCTTCACCGTATTGGCAACACCGATTTCCAGGTAAGGCAGGATATCAAAGCTCCCCTCGCCCTGCTCCACACTCTGCGTAGCCACACGCTTGTCTCCCACGAACCAGGAGGCAGAGCCCTTCCCCGTAGGGCTCCCGTCCTCGGCATCCACAGAGGACCAGGAGTAGCGGATCACAGCCTCCTTGGCAGTGTCCATGACGGAGAAGGCACTGCCGCTGAGACCGTTCAGCAGCTTCATAACAGAGCCGGTACCACTGCCTGTGCCACCTCCTGCCGGAAGGGTCACACCCTCTCCCATAGGCATACCGTCCTTGCTGAGATAGAGGCGGTCCCCCTCTAAGATCAGATCCCCGGGGGCATCGGAAGCAGAGCCGATATAGAAGGGCTCAAAGCCCTCAATTTCCGTCCCCCTTAAGGTCAGATGGAGATAGCCCTCCTCATCTACATAGCCTGAATCAAACGAGATGCCGTTACCTAACACAGCAGGGTGTCCAAGTTGGACACCATTTTTCATAAGATAGATTTTACCGTCTATGATCGAGATTCCGGTCGGCAGCTCTTCTTTTGCTATGCGTCGAGCATGCTTTACAGACGGGACCTCTACAAGCTCTCCGGCAGCCTCGTTTTCATCGCGAATGATGTGCATAGGGATGAATGCATCAACTACATCCGGATCCATGATAGGGAGACCCAGTAAGTCGCTATCGGCATATGCAGTTAAAGCATTCCCCCATGTTGCTATCCGTTCCCGGTATACCACATAGGCAAGGATGTCGATTGCATCTTCGATACTCCCTGTGAATTCGGGGATGTAGAGGAGATTCGCCGGGATATTTGCTCCGGATAATGAAACATTCCCTGTATCGTCCGGCTTGCATGCGTTAACGGATTTGACCGCCGCCTGCGTCTTCTGGTGCAGCTCGTTGAGTGCTGCCACAATAGTAGTCTTTTCCTCAGTAGTAAGGCTGTTCAGGGAACCGATAGATGCCATCAGCTGCTCGGCCATCTCGGGAGTGATCTGATCGCCTATGGGATGCTCATCATCCTCGCTCGAACGAATCTCGATAGGACGCAGCATCCTTGCAGTGGTCAGTTTTTGACTCCCATCTGCTCCATATCCTGTAACCCCCAGGAATAGCCCTCCGGGGATCATGCACTCTGCCGGGATCACAACACCGGTATCCGGTGTTAATGCAGGGACTGTCCTTGCCACTACACCGATAGTGTAGGCAGTCCTACAAGTCAATGTTAAGGTTAAGCCTTCCCATGCGTCATCGCAGATCAAGCGCACCTTTACGGTCTCTCTCGCGCCGGATGCAAGGACTAAGCCGGACGGGACACTCAAGGTCTGACCGGTTATTTTTACATCAAAAATCATATGTTGCCTCCAATCATGGCACTTAGCGTCTTAAACGTGGACCCGAGGCTGATCTTGGTTTTTCTGGGATCGTAGAAATATCGATCAACCTCGGTGCACGGCAGTGATAGAGTGCCGTCATTTAGGTCTGCATCGACCAGCATGCCGACCTCAATGGTTTCACACATTTTAAGGTCGCCAAAATCAATTGCTCTCAGCGATACTGCAGTAGTCGCGGAGAGTCTATTTTCCAGCTCTTCACGGCCACGCTCAAGCAATAACGCCGGATCTTCTATGGAACGATCCCGAAAGCTATCCTCGATCCAGCCAAACAATGCAACAGCATCGTCATCCTTGATATAGATATCTCCGTTGTTGACTGAGGCTACAGTTGTCTCCTTATCGTCGATTGTTTTTCCGTACAAATATAAGACTGTAGCAAGCCGATCCACCTCGGCGGCTCTGGATATATCCAGCAGATTTACACCTAATTGTACTCGCTGCGAGCAGATATGCGTTGATCCCTTGAGCCAATCTACAAAATTGACGCCATCAACACGGCGCAGGGATATCTTGCCGCCACAGGCTTTGACCAGCTTTTTAACGCAATTCCAGGACTTATCTCCGGCCGAAATCGAAAAGTCCTCCAGCGGCACATCGACTTCGATCACACCAATCGAAAATTTTTTGTGACTTTCCAAAGGCTTAGAGTTATGCACCGAAACAATATGTTGCAGTGCGGCAGATGACGAACCGGACAACTTCGCTGTGTCCTGCACAGAATCACGAAAGTAGTCCAAACAGCCTTTTGTCGTTATTTGGACTATGCCCGGCATGGACTCAAAATCCTTTAAATACCGTCCTCTCCATCGTTCCACGCCATCCTGTTCGACAACCAGCTCCGATGCAAGTGGCTGTAAATACGGGAATTCCGGATTTGATCGTAGGGTAGACAGATATAGTGTTCCGCTGTCGTTTTCCGCTGTTTTCAGGTGGAAATCCCAGGCAGCTCGGGTTCTATCGCTCAGTGTTACCAGCAAGCCCCTGTGCCCGGAGATCTCATGATATACTTCTACCATTAGTAATCACTCCTTGCAAAGGATACCGGCGCCGGGGCTTGGGGCGTAGAAAGCCAAGAGTACAACAACAACGGTTGCCGGCCGGGAGCCAGAGCAACCTTCCCGTTATAGACATGACGCATTGTTCCATCCGTACTGTACATCAGAGTAGGGCTTTTAGCTGTTGGGAATGGCACAGATAGAGTAATCGTTGCATTTACTGCAGTTACGCCATTTCCCACAAATGGAACAGCGTATCCGGGCAATAGCACCACCTGAGAGAGGACCAACCACTCTTTGGAGTAGCTTTCCAGTCGAAGATATAAGATCCCGTCCTGCCCGGCATGCACTATGCCACGGTTCCAGCTCTCGCTATCCGGCGAATCGGCACAGCCCCAGGTTCCACGGCCGTCTCGGATCTGACCTGCGATATAGTACGATGCATTCGGGGAGAGCGAAATCGACCAGTACGAAACACGGCCGACATCCCCGTTGGAGGAAAACACATCCCCACCGGAGGTGTGTCGTTCATCATTGCTCAGGTCTGCAAGATAGGAAACGCGATCCCCATTGGTCAGGAGATTATCCTCCGGTGTTTGGACCTTGACCAAATCGCAGGAGGGCGTATTGGCATATCTCCAGGGCTCACAGGTAGCCTGCAGTTTAAGCTCTCCGTAAGTGGGCTTATTAAAGGATTGCCGGAGATATACGCGCCCGACGAAATGGCTGTCCGGGTGATCCGGGTCCGTGATCGTAACTACCCTGCCCTGCACTTGGGATATCAATCGATCAAATAGATCCTGGCGCTCCTCCATGGTCCAATGGGAGCATTCGAACGTGGCAGAAACAGTCCTGGTTTTATACCGAGGTCTGCCCAAGGGGAGATCGGTAAAATCCAGTATCCCGTCATAGCCGGGCACATCTTGATGCTCCTCAATAAACTCCGCTTGGGGTGCATCAAACTCCGTCATAGTGAAGCGGCCATGCTCCCAGGTGTCGAAGCCATCAATGATCATTTTCCGACGCTTCATGCCTTAAAAAATCCCCCTTTCTACCAGCGCGGCATTTCGCCCCATTGCAACATCCAGTGCACTCGTGGAAACAGATACGGAAGCCGAGAACTCCTTTTCATTGATTGCCCTCTGCACCCGGCTGAGACCTTCCGCGTTTTGCTGAGCGGAACGCTCTACAGCGTCTTTAATGATCGCAGCCACTGTCGTGGCACTGAGTACAATGCTGTTATCATATTGGGATGCAAGCAGTTCCGCTTGAGTTTCAGATGTCCGGTCGAAGGATTCGATCAGTCGGCCGGCTGCGGAGTCCGAGAAGGAGTTGATCCGCTCTATAGCAACCTGATTCATCAGTTTGTCCGAATCCATCATTTCCTGCAAGCTCTGCAGTATCTGCTGAGGGGCTCCCTGTGCCTGAGCCGCCATATAAGCCTCATAAATCGCCGTCTCTGCAAGTTCTTGCATCTCCGATAATTGACCCTGATGATAGGTGGATCCTTTGTTCCCGGACATTTTAACGGCCTCAGCGTGAGCTTGGTAAAGTTCTGTGGCTTGTTCATAGAGGGAGGTATACGCTGCACCCTGGGCAAATGTCATCATGCCTGTAGCCATCTTCTCTGTAGCCTCCAAGATCTGGTCTGTAGAACCACTGTACAGAGCAGTAGTCAGATCTTCGTACAGATCGATCGTTGCGCCGGCAGCATCATACTCTGTCCTGGCAGCTTGGGCATTTGCATAGACATCACCGACCTCGGCAAACCATTCATCATAGGACTTAAATTCATCAAGATACTCTTGGCGCTTACTATACCATTCTTCCATTTCATCTTTCATCGTAACAAGATAGGCTCGATTATTGGAAGTGAGTTCTGGCTTCTGCATCATATGCTGATCGTATTCTTGTTGCAATTTTGCCTTATCAGCTTTCTTCTCTTCGTACTCACGAATCTTGTCATTTGCCTGTTCGTATTCGAGTTGGAGGTTTGGCAGAGATTCTACAGCCGAATCATAATCCCCCTCCATTTTGGAGGCCATAGCTTCGCCCCGCTTCAGTGCAAGGATATCGGCAATGGTGTTCTTCAGGTCCCTGTACTTCTGAATCTGGCCGTTCACAAGCTCAATCTCTTCTCCGATGGCATCAGACAGGGTGCCACGGATAAACTCTACGCGATCCTCGTTGCCCTTCAGGACATTGCCTTCGGCGTCTACAAGCTTGTCCAGTTCCAGCACAAGCTTATCGTACTTGTCGAACTCATCATTGATGGCATCTGCAGTATCACGGCGAACAGCGGCGGCGTCCATGGCGGCCTTCGCCGACTCCTTGTATGCGGCAGTTTGCTCATCCGCGGCAGCTTTCAACTCCCGCAAGTGCTCCCGAGCTGCCTGCTCCGCTTCCTCCTCGGCGCGGGCAAGGTTGACTACTGCGCCAACAACAAGGCCGATGGCGGCTCCGATCGCTCCCCAGGGAGTAGCTGCCATAACAGAGGAAGCAGCGGCTGCTGCCGTCTTCAGATCCTTGTAGGTCTTAACGAGCTTGGACACAGCCCCCACCATCTGTCCCAGCTTCATACCGGTATACATGGAGGCTCCGAGAGTGGTTATTTTCTTGATTATGGGGATAATACTGTCCAGATTCGTTGTTAAAAAGGAAACAAACTTCTTTGCCGTTGGAAGAGCCTTCTCCCCCATGGGTATGATAAACTCAGTCTGCAATGCACGGCCTAACTTCTTCCACTCGTTAGAGGTGGTAGAATATTTGATATCACGGATCTCACCCATGGTATCCTTGGTAAGATCCATAGTGCCGTTTACGCCGGCGAGGGAAGAGATGGCGTCCCTACCCAGGTCCTCCCACATAGTACCGAAAAGAGCCACGCCGATCTCGTTCTGTGCTACCTGATCGTCTACCATCAGGAGGGCAGTGATAACCTCAGAGCTTGCAGTTCTCGCAGTTTCTCCACCTGCCGCGATCCGTTTCCGGTATTCGTCGGCATCCAGGAGCAAACGGGTATAGGCGTCCGTAGTGGTATCGGAAGTATCCCGGAGCCGGATCCCCAGCTCTTTGGTGGCGTCGCCGATCTTATCCAGAGAGAATGCACCATTTTGGGACCCTGACTCGATCACATTGAGCATGGATTCCGCATCATAACCAAGACCC